TACCGTTCCATTTTCAACTGAGATTCGACGGAAATCCCATATCGGTTTTCAACCAACAGTCGGGTCGCAATTCCTGGTTCTCGGCGTTTCGGGTGAGAGTCATAAGCTTCAACGAGCTTATCTCTCGACCACGAATCCGTCTTCATCCTACCAATAAAATTGCGCAACCCCTGTTTAATAGGTTGCCGATCCGTCATCCGCAGACTATAATCAGCCAATGCACCCAAAATTGGACATCCACCATATTCATATAACATGGACAAAGCTTTACAGCGTAACATTTTCTGCAGGATTCTATCTCCCGCACGAACATACTGCCTACTCGCCCACCCAAATTTAAGCATAGCATTCACTGGATTTGTGACATTGATACAATCAATTGGATCAAATATCAAGCCACAGAAGCTCGCCTCCTCTAATGAAGGAACTTCCTCGAGTTTAATTCGCAAACCCAGTGCGGCGAAGTCAGCGATAGTAGGAGGGGGACCATCAATTCTGGTCACACCATCATCTCCTTCCACTATCATCTTACACTTCCAGCCACGCTTATGACATAAATATGACATGAACATTAAGTTAGAAAATCCATTACCAAGCGACGTACACATCTCACCACTCATTCTGGTCGCATCCAGATCCACATTAAACCCGTCAAATTTACAATGATTTCTGCCAGCAATCACCTCCTCACAATCAGCTATAAACTGATCGCGATCCGGGAGGGCTGAAACCATATATTTATACAACACGAGTTCACACGAATCCATAAGGTCTTTCGTAAACAAAGACTCAAAAGATGTGTAGTCCGTCACCAAATATCGCCCGCCCACGGCATATAATTGTTCCATTATATACTTAGGGCGGTCTGGGACCGGAATATGCTTAATAAAGGCCGGATGCTCAAACAATGATTTTTCAATCAATTTAAATATAGGACCAACCCTACACTTAAACTTATCAGAGCGTGAATTTATAGGACGAGCGTGCTTACACTCGTCACAATCCACATAAAACTCTTCTTTGATAAATGAATTCACATCCGCATCGGCTTTGCCATCTGTGTATTCCGTGTGGCAATAAAGCAGCTGCTCCCGCCTCCACAACGGATAATTCGAAGTTTCTAACCACAGATGAACTGACGTGTCCGAATCTTGATCCAAAGGGACCAGATTTTCCCTAACCCAGGCTTCCACAAATTTCTTAAACTCAACCACTAGGTGGAAATTATCATAATAAACTTCACCTGATTCGAGGGTTATGTGGGGGGTAGGAGGTTTCGAACAAAACCTCTTCGCTGCGCCCGCCAGCTTCGTGTCGCGATCATCTAGGCATGGTTTGGTTGGTGCTGCACCTTC